GTACTATTGGTTGAGACTGATAAGACGTATAAGATAATTGGAGAGTGGGCAGGATGGTAATGCAGCAGATTGCTAATCTGTCATCGTAGTGATATGGTGAGTGGGTTCGATTCCCACACTCTCCGCCAAATTTGCGAGTGTGGTGGAATGGTATACGCAGCAGACTTAAAATCTGCCACCTTTGGGTTTGCGAGTTCGAGTCTCGCCACTCGCACCAAGTTTATGCGCCTATAGTTCAGTTGGATAGAACAGCGGTCTTCTACACCGCATGTCGGGGGTTCGAATCCCTCTGGGCGCACCAGTTTGGGCTGATAGCTTAATGGTAAAGCAGTCGACTCATAATCGATCGAGTGAGAGTTCAATTCTCTCTCAGCCCACCATGCGGATATGATGGAATTGGTATACGTGCCTGTCTCAAAAGCAGGATTCTGCGAGTTCGAGTCTCGCTATCCGCACCAAGTTTATGTACGAGTGGCAGAGTGGTCAATTGCAACGGATTGCAAATCCGTAAAATCGTGAGTTCAAATCTCACCTCGTACTCCAGATAGTTGTTGACTTGCAGCGCAAGTTGATGTATAATAGTTATATGCACGATTCGTCTATCGGCTAGGACACCAGCCTTTCACGTTGGTAAGACGGGTTCGATTCCCGTATCGTGTGCCAAGTTTTTGGATGTGTAGGAAAATTGGTAACCCCAGGAGACTGTAAATCTTCCGCCTTACGGCATTGCTGGTTCGAGTCCAGCGGCATCCACCAGAATCGAGCAACGTCAGTTGCTTGTCAATCCAGACAAAGGGTCTGGCGTGTTACATGTGCGGGTCGACGCCAGTCGGTCTATTCGGTATCCACGATAGAGATACGGCTAAAGTTCGTAATGCCACATATTTTGGTCTTAAAGTGTTCATGGACGCACACAGCACTGTCACTGCTGTAGATGGGGATCGTTACCCCATAAGACCGCCAAGTTTTGTGAGTGTCAGCAAGAGAATGTCACGCTATCTAGTCTTCTTCGAAGGGGCGAAATAGTAGAAGGTATATGGGTTCAACTCCCTGCCGCCCGTAAGGACGGATGCAAACAGGTTGCGATACTGGACTAGTATCCCAAGTGACGTACCGAGTCCTGCTCGAGTTTATTACACGGGTGAATGGTGCCTATAATGATGGTGGCACGACTCACAAATTTAATTGCTAAATACAATTATGCGTTTGAAGCTGTATGGTATAGCAGGAGCCTCTAAAACTCTGGATAGCAGGTTCGATTCCTGTCAGACGCACCAACTTTTTATTGAAAGGAAAACAGATGAAAGATTTCCGTTTGTAGATTCGCCCTCCGTAAGTTTCTTCTTGGGCATTGAAAACAATTTTATAAAACACAAGGAGAAATTAAATGAGTATCGAATTAAAAATTAAAGCAAAACACCTCGCTCTTGAGCCACAAGTTATTCGTCATGAAGAAGCTAAACTTAAGAAGCAAATCAAGTATCATCGTTCAAGCGACGAAGTATCAGCCTTTACTCTAGCACGAAAGCTAGATGAGTTGATTAACCATCGTCGTTGGAATGTGCGTAACGAATCCCGAGCAACTAATCTAGCAAGAGCGTTTCTTGCAGGTGATATGTACTCGAAACATGAGAAGCGAAGCAAAGCGAATGACATGATGTTCTTTATGTACATCTTACCTCGCATTCATGTTATGGTGACAAAGTACGGTAAAGGTGACCAACGCAAGATGACACGTGATGACATCTGGCAATGGTCCAAAGTGTAAGTTATTGCGGGTCGGAGAAATGGTAACTCGCCAGTCTCATAAGCTGGAGATAGATGGTTCGATTCCATCACCCGCAACCAGTTTTAGGATTCATTCAGCAATTAAAAATTTATTTGGAAAATAAAAAAGCGAATCCTGTTGATTAAGACCGTTAGAATCGTTACAGCAATTAAAATAATCTTTCTGTAAAAAAGAGGGTCTGGGTTCGAATCCCAGCGCAGAGTTGGTCTTCTGTGTGGTGTAATGGTAGCACGTAAAAAGCGATTCTGTTATTTGCCCTATTCGTATATTGGTATTACTCCTGTTTTGTAATCAGGCTAAGGCAGTTCGATTCTGTCATGGGGCACCATATTGAAATACATTCATCATTGGTAGTTCGCTTCGATCAACTTGGTTAATAGTTGAGCGACACTACGAAGTAGCCTAACCAGCACGATGAAAAGACCCTTGACGTCGAGAGTGTGTTTCAATATGGTGATGTAGCACAGTGGTAGTGCACCTCCTTCATACGGAGATGGTCGTTGGTTCAAATCCAACCATCACCACCAAAGCCTCGCCCTTACACATGGCGTATAATGAGATAAGTAGTGTGTAACGAATTTTATGCATCGTTAGCTCAGTTGGTAGAGCAACGCTTTTACACGGCGAAGGTCGGCGGTTCGAACCCGTCACGATGTACCAGTTTTAGGATGTTTCCCGCAAATATTTTTAACTTTAAGCCAAACAGCAGGTTCGGTTCGATTCCGACTAGTAGTGTAATGGTAGCACAGCCGTCAAAAGTAAAAAAGCATCCTGTTGATTTCTCGGGTTAGTTTAGTGGTAAAACTCGTGGTTTGGGACCATGGGTCGGAAGTTCGATTCTTCCACCCGAGACCAAGATAATTAAGTTTATGCGGATGTGATGGAATTGGTATACGTGTTTGCCTTAGAAGCAAAATTCTGTGGGTTCGAGTCCCACCATCCGCACCAAATTATTCCGCAGAATCCGAGCTAGGTGCACGGACTTGACTGTTAATCAATGATTAGCTGGGTTCGAACCCCAGATGCAGAGCCAAAATTTAATGCCCTTCTAGCTCAGTTGGTAGAGCAGCACATTAGTAATGTGAAGGTCACGTGTTCGAATCATGTGAGGGGCACCAAAAATATGTATAAAATTGTAGAAAATTTATTAACTGAAGAACAGCAAAATCTTTTAGAGGCATCTGTTCTTAATGCTAACACTCAGTGGATATTTAATAGGTTCTCAGCCTACACGAGTAATGCATATAATGTTAGCGACGAAGCTAAGAGAAATATAAGTTCGTTTCGCCACCCTGTTTATCAAAATGGTAAAATGTTGGATCGTGAAATGTATGATGTGTTTAAGATAGTCCCAGAAAAGTTAGGTGCTACTAGGATACACAATATGATATGTCAACTACAGTTAGTTACTGCAGGTGTTAATCCTCCGATTAAACATGTAGATTTACCAAACTTTCCGACTCCATACTACAGTGCTGTTTATTATATAAACGAAAGTGATGGACCAACAGTTCTGTATAATCCAGATGGTAGTGAGTTGGTTAGATCAGAACATAAACGTGGTAATGTTATCGTGTTTGATGGTAACCTTCAGCACCATGGATCCAAACCAACCACTGATATTAGGTGTATAATGAATTTTTGTTTCGAGTGATATGGCAAAGAAATATCTAAAATATTTTGTTACTAGAGAAGACCAAAAGTTAACTGATGGTTTTGTAGATTACATGGTAAACTTTCCAGAGCATAAGCATCTGTTTAATACCATGTCTGTTCACACATGGCATCTATACGAGATGATTCAAGATGCGTTCTACTGTAACTGGCCAAATACCAACTTCAAAAAATACTTCGTGAGCGCAGAACCAGTTTTGATTCACAGTAATACAAGAGTGACTGATAGTCGTGACCATGAATACTTTGGTGTGTTGTTTGCAAATCCGAATGTAAATAAACTATCTTTCTCAGTAGATGGCCAGACTCAAGAGATCGAGTTGAATGATCCAACTATTCTAATATCTCCGCACCATAAAGAAGAATTTACTGTCACTTGTGATGGGCAACCACTTCTTATGATTCTTATTAGAATACATTCTTCATTGCGTGAAGAAGAAAATTGGATACCATTCTAATGGCTCATGAGTTAGACATAGAACATATAGCGTCAAGAATATCTGATGGTGATAGCATTTCGCTTGGTGTTGATTCTATAATTGTAGATAACAAAGTAGTTTATAACCTTTCTGTTGTTGTGAGAGTTCAGAAAACTAAAGTTGCTTTAATTTGGACTAAAGATATCGAAGATGATATCACTGATGAGTTATACAGAGATATGTACGAGTTGAACTTACTATCATCTTTGTATAAAAATCTGTACTACTGCATCAAACAAAATGATGTTTCGTTCTCTGTTAAGATACACAAGAATTGGTTCAATCGATTTAAGTATGAACCAAGAAACACAAAACTTAAGATAGATAAATTATGATAACAGACATCAAAGTTCTTGATAATTTTTACACACAACCAGATTATATACTTGGATTGGTTAACGAATTTCCTATTTCTGGTTGTGGTACTGGAAACAGAAGTATTAGTCTAGAGATGATGAGTAAGCCTACATTTGATGGAGTAAAGAATGCTCTTTGTTCTATCCATGGTGTTGATCCTAATAAGATTAAACTGACTACCTTCTTTATGGAACATCAGTACAACGATGTAGACGAACTGTTTAATGTTTCGACTACTCATATGGACGGTAAGAATCCAGATGTTTGCAGAGCAACAGTTGAAGAATACAGAATGGCGTTTTGTGGGCAAATTTTACTCACACCAAACCCAGATCCAGAATCTGGAGTAACAATACATAGATTCAAAGATCATATTGATTGGGATGAACAAGAAATTGTCAAACGATGTATTGACGAATATACAATTCCAGGTGAGTTGTATCGTGCAGGTAAGATAGACTTACAAGAATTTAAGCGTATGCGTAAAGAACACGACGACAACTTCGACTTGACATGTGAAGTAAAGAACGTGTATAATAGAATGGTGTCGTGGAAGGGTGGTACTCTTCATGGACAACGAATAACTAAATCTGTACCAAAGAAACTCAATCAGTATTTCTTTGCTGAGTGGTTATAGGAGTAAGTATGAGTGATGGTGGTAAAGGCGACAAACGTCGTCCAGAAGATAAAGATAAATGGGACAACGGATACGATGCTATCTGGGGTAACAAAAACAAACAGAATTCCGAGGCAGAAGAAAAGCTGACTCGAAATAATGATGAGACCCAAGAGGTCTTACAAAACATGAGTCGGTAGTTCCAATTGGCAGAACGATGGTCTCCAAAACCATATGTTGGGGGTTCGAATCCCTCTCGGCTCGCCAAATATTGCGGGATTAGTTTAATGGTAAAACTACAGATTTCCAATCTGTTGTTGAGAGTTCGATTCTCTCATCCCGCTCCAATTTTTTTAATGAGGTGAAAGAGGTGTAATATGCGTAAAATCGATATCGATGAAGTTAAAGCATTCATCGAGACTCAAAGTCCAGAAACTAAAATCTACATCGGTGGAGATTCTGAACGATTTAATATTGGTAAAGACTGGTATGCAGATTACACACTTGCTGTTGTTGTTCACATTGATGGTAAACACGGCTGCAAGATTTTCGGTGAAGTACAACGTGAACGTGACTACGATCAAAAGAAGAATCGTCCACGTATGCGTTTGATGAATGAAGTTTATAAAATTGCTGAATTGTATCAAAAGCTACATGACGTTTTGGAAGACAGAGAAGTGGAAGTCCACTTAGACATCAACCCAAACGAAATGCATGGTAGTTCTTGCGTAATCAACGAAGCAACTGGCTACATCCGTGGTATGTGCAACGTGATTCCTTTGGTTAAGCCAAACGCATTCGCTGCATCTTACTGCGCTGATAGAATGAAACACATCTTGTCTAATCGCAAAGCAGCATAAAGTGCTTGACTTGCAAGACTAGATGATGTATAATTTAGTTTGAATTGGGATGATTGCAGCATATTAAACAATACTGCCTAAAGAGTAGTTTCAACAGGAGGAAACGTCGTAAGGCGTCATAACTGAAACTAGGCTGGAAAGACTATTGCATGCTCTTATGCCTTGGAACCCCTATTAGGAGTTCGATAGTTACACCCGAATGTGTACCAAGTTGCCTGAACTTGTCAGGCTATACCAGCGAACTGGACGATTCTCGTGGGGCTAAACCGAAAGGAACACGATGGTTTAAGTAACCAAAATTATTTACCCGTTCATCCCGTTATTTTTGTTGACTTTATTGTATGTGTGAAGTATAATAGAGTTTCGTTAGGTTAGGTTCAGCAAACAATTCTTAGGATCTCGTATCCACCAAGGACTGGCGATGGATTAGTTGAGGGTTCGCCCTCTCCTCCACCGTCTAATGAGTTTTCGATTTTCTCATGAAAAACAAAAAAGTAGGAAACTAACCTGTTGTTTTAGGCAAATCTCGCCTGTTATGTGAAAGAAATTTATATGAACACTTTTGTTAATGCCGTTGTTAATCAAGAAGCACGTACCGAAAATGGTATGCTTGCTCGTAAGTCCACTGCCAATGCTCTTGTAGACCTGTTCTTCAAAGCTGGCGCATCACGTGGCAAGAACATCACCCGAGAATTCACTGCTGCTCTAGTAGAAGATCAAGACCTTGCCTTGCGCTTGGCTTTGTGGCTACGTGACGCACGTGGTGGTGCTGGTGAACGTGAATTGTTTCGTCAAATCATGGTTCAATTAGAAAACACTCGTCCAGATCTAGCTGCAAAGTTGCTGGCGAAAGTGCCAGAAGTTGGTCGTTGGGATGACTTGTTTGTCTTCAAGACTCAACCTCTGAAGGCACAAGCCTACACTATGCTTGGTGACGCTCTGCGTGCGAAGAATGGTCTGGCTGCAAAGTGGACTCCACGTAAAGGTGAGACTGCTCGAGAAATCCGTGAGTTCTTCGGTATGTCACCTAAGTTCTACCGTAAGTCTTTGGTCGAAATGACTAAAGTGGTTGAACAAAGCATGTGTGCCAAAGAATGGGACGAAATCAACTTCTCTCATGTTCCATCTGTTGCTCACGCACGTTACAAAAAGGCTTTTGGACGTAACACTTCAAAGTACGCTGAGTACGTGACTGCGTTGGTAAAGGGTGATGACCCAAAGGTGAAGGTAAATGCTGGTGCAGTATTCCCATACGATGTGTTGAAGGGTGTTATCGGTTCATACCGTAACAAGTTCAGCGCAAACGAATTGGTAGTTGTGCAAAAGCAATGGGAAGCCATGGAAAACTTCATCGGTGACGCTAACGTGTTGCCATTGGTGGACGTTTCTGGTTCAATGTCTTGCCGTGCAGGTGGTGCTGACTCCAAGTCTGTGACTACTTGTATGGACGTTGCGATCTCTCTGGGATTGTACGTTGCCGACAAGAACAAGGGTAAGTTCAAGGATACATTCCTGACTTTCTCTGGCGAACCAGAACTGTTGCACCTGAAGGGTAACATCGTTGAGAAGTGTCAACAAATGTCATCTTCTAACTGGGGTATGAACACTAACTTGGTTAAGGCTATGGACAAGATCCTTAGTGTTGCTAAGTCTGGTCAAGTCCCTCAAGAAGAAATGCCAGAAATGCTTCTGATCATGTCAGACATGCAATTCGATCAATGTGCTCGTTTCGACGACACTGCGATGAAGATGATGTCTCGCAAGTTCGAAGACGCAGGATACGAACTGCCAAAGATCGTGTTCTGGAATCTTAACGCTAAGGACAACGTCCCAGTTAAGTACGATACACGTGGTGTGGCTTTGGTATCTGGGTTCAGCCCAGCTATCATGGTAGCGGTTCTTGGTGGAGACACTGAGCAATTCACTCCAGAAGCAATCATGCTGAAGGCATTGATGAATCCACGTTATGACTTGGTTTAACCTAGTCGCTTAGGGACGGGCGCATTGTCTGGTGTGCGTAATCACCAGACACTATAATTCAGTATACTTTTAGTCAAATAACAGGCATAGCCAGCCGTGGCAAGACCTAGTGAGTTAAGGGAGTCATGACCCATACAAGAGTGAGGTAATGGTTACAGGAGGTGACATCTTCTGGAAGTATATTGAATTATGGTATCTAACCAGAAGGCTCAAACGTGGAGTGCCTTGCGAAAGCTAAATGTATGTTGTTTCTAGAGCAAACTACAACAACTCTTTGGCAGTTATCGGACTAAACTGCCACTATATAAAAACATATTGAGCTTGGGAGTCGTACTCCGAGTCGTTTCAGATAAAAATAGTCTAGGTTTGTTAGCACACTTAGAATAATTGGCAGTATGTTTCTATATGGTATAAATACATTTATGAAAACTTATAGCGTACAATCATTCGACGATTTAATCCCAGATGATCTCCGTTGGAGAGTCTGGGATTACATCCAACGACAAACTTTCCATGCAACTCGCAAGGATGTCTCATATCCAGAACCTGGATCTGTAATCTACTACAAACCAATCGACAACAAAAAAGAGTATCTTGACGATACTATACCTTCTATCAATAACCAATACATGCATCGTTGCGTCTTTGGATTACGTGGTGAAGGTCATCCTGTTATCCAAGAGTTGTGGAATGATATCAACTCTAAACTTGGAAACAAATATGTTATTGATGGTGATACAGAAGGAATGGCTGACCCAAAGCTAAGACCTAATGCATATTCTCTTTGCTATGTAAATGCACAACCGAATGAAACTATTAAACGTTCTCATGCAATACATAGAGATACAATTGATTTAAGCAATACCAAACATCATACAATTTTATACATAGCTAATCTTCAGTGGTATCCAACTTGGATGGCAGAGAATGTGTTTTATAGTGATGATGACACAACGGGTGATAATCAACAATTTCAAAGAGGTTATGGGCAATCAAGAGAATTTGGAGTTGGTTATCCATATGCAATAGTATCGCCAGTTGCAGGCAGAGTTATTGTATATGATGGAAGAGCTTTACATACAACAAAGCCTACTGCACCATGGGCAGATCAAATGCGCTATGCTGTAGTTTTCAGAGTTAGAGAAGTATAACGGAACCCCAACATATGAGTATGACAGACAACGGTAAGAAAACCGTCCTTGTTAATAATGGACAAGAAACAATACATGAGTTATGGTCAACACCAATTGGTGTCTCTCGTCCATTCTCTCAGGATTTTATTGAACAATTGAAAGATGACGTGCGTAAGTATGTCCTACCAAGAGCACAAAAGAATAGTGTTGATGTTTGGAGTTTACCTGACTTGCCAGACACTATGTTAGAAGTTCAGAAAAAGAAATTAGAATTAGCTGAGAAGACATTGACTCTGCATTCTGAGATGCCATTACCACCAATGCGCATTGCCAAAGGTTATTTCAGACACATCCACGCCGATGTGGAGTATAGAATCACTCCACATCACCATGGTTCTACTTTAGGTGTTGGTGTATTCTATATTAATCTTAATAATGATAATCCAGGGAACATGGTTTTTATCGATCCACGTGGCGGAGTTAATTATAACAACCAGTTTAGTCCATTCAAACGTCTGCGATTAGAAGAAGGTATGTTGGTTGTGAGTCCAGGTTATTTGATTCACTTTATTGAACCTACTGATTACCACAAGCCAGTTTATCAAGAGCGTATTCTTATTGTGTCAAACATCCACAGAATGTACGAAGATTGGGTTAATGTATTAAAAAATGCAGATAATGAAAAGATGATCAAGAATATGGGTGGCAGCGAAACGTGATTAAGATTATTGATAACTTAATCACTCCAAGATATGCCGATGCTATCGAAAGAGATATGGTTGATACATTACAATATTCGTATTTAAGACATACTTCAACTGATTTAAAATATGGTGAGTATCTAGGAGAACTTTACTCTGATAATAATGTAATGGACTGTGGGCAGTTTTCTTCACCAATATTTGATGCTGAAGTTAATCACTGCCATCCATTCTACTTTGAGTATATTAAACCACTAATTTACTCATTAGAAGATAAAGTTCCAGAATTTAGCATTACTGGTATCTGCAGAATCAAGTCTAATATTTTAACTAAACAGAACTTACCTGATACCCATTATAATATTCCACATCATGATGGTTCAGATAAATGTTATTCTATGATTTATTATACACAAGATAGTGATGGTGATACATTTTTATTTAATGAGTTCTTTACTATGGGTGAACCGCACCCAAATAAACTAACTGTTAATCAGAGAATAAAACCTAAAAAGAATCGTGCTGTCATATTCCAGTCGAACAGATATCACGCCTCTTCTAATCCAGTGATACATAAAGATAGAATCATATTAAATTTCGTGTTCGAAGCCTATGCAAATAATTGATAACTTTTTTCCAGAAGATAAATTCAAAGAATTACAAGATCTAATTCTTGGACCAGCCATGCCATGGTATTATATTCCAAATATATCTGTTCCAGATTGGTTAAAGGTAGAAGACCCACTAGCAGTAGAAACAGATGCCTTGCAGTGTTTACTGTTCGATCGTCCAAGAAATTATATTAGCGAAGAATATGGTATTCTTGAGGAGTATTTCTATAACATGATGATAAAGTTAGGATATCCGCAAGAAAACTTATTAAGGGTACGTGCTGCGATGAAATGGCCAAAGATTGGCGTTGGAGCAGAAACCTATAATATACCACATATCGATTCACCAGCAGCCCATAAAACTGCCATATTGTATTTAAATGATAGTGATGGTGATACAAGATTATTCCACCAGATACAAAAACCGATTAATTGCACTCCACTTTGTAAAGATTCTACAGAAGAAGAAAAAACTAATTATGCGAGCAACTTCACCCGTAGTGGGTTCACAATAAAGCATTCTATCCCACCAAAGGCTAATCGTTTACTTATATTTGATGGTATGCAGTATCATACTGCAGGGCATCCAGTGAATAGTAATAGAAGAGTTATCCTTAACATTAACATAGTAGATACAGGAAAATAAAATGACAGAAGAAATCAAACCAATGACATTCGCCGACAAGTGGCACGCAGAGAAACTACTAAAGCGTACTAAAAAGAAAGCACGCAAGCAACTACAACAAAAAGGTTTTAGTAAAGGCGAAGCCACTAAACTGGTTAAGCAGTCTGTTAATCGAATTGCTGCTCGTCCAACTAATCGTGGCGCTGGGCGTGGTGGATAATGATTTACGATTTACAATATATTAGTAAATCAAAATATCTACCATCTATTACAGTTAGACTGGGTAAGACAGTATTAGATTCTGATGCTACTGCTGGCTTATCCAAGATAGTTTTAGCAGAAGAACCTAATATTATTAAGAATGTTCGATCAACAGATGAGAATGATGATCAAGAATGGCTGACAGGTAAACTCTGGTCTTATAATTTTCTGGATTTTGATTACCCAGAAGTGACAGTGCTTAAGAGTTTTATAAAAGATTCTTATGAAGAGTATGCTAAAAGCTGTGGTTATAAATCAGAACCTGTTTACGTTCAATGCTGGGCGAATGTTATTAGAAATAATGGCAGACGTATAACGCCACATAATCACGCCAGCGCACACTCAAACGCACCACACGAGTATTCTAATATTTCTGGTAATATATGCATTCAAGCTGATAATACTAAAACTTATTATGAGAACCCATTCTTAAAGTATAATTCTATTGGTATTGATAACGTATCTGGAGAACTGTTTATGTTTCCATCACATATGATACATTGGACTGATACGAATGAATCCGAGACCCCTAGAATTAGCATAGCATTTGATCTAATCACCCAAGAAGTGTATAATATGATTGATAATCATAACTATCGGTTGTTGTAACACTTTCGTTTTCCAAGAATAACCCTACCAAGTGTAGGGTTTCTTCATTTAGTGGTTGTCTTTCTTGCAAAGCTACTGTATAATAGAGTCATCTGCTTAGGAGAACGAATGAAATACGTGCTGATTACAAAGACTGGTCGAGTGATGTGTTTTTACGTTAAGGCTGTTGCTGAATTGTATCTCTCCATCAATGGTGGAGTTATTTGTTGTGAAGAAATCGAGGAGATGGTATGAAGTATCGTGTGATTGTTAATGGTGTGTCGTTCTATTCAACAGCTACTGCCATCAAACGTGGCGTGGGTGATTCTATCGCAGTAAATGCAGCTGTCCGTCTCTGTGCTGAAGAAATGGGCGACAGCCTTGGACTCGGCAAGACCTTCGTCTTCTACGATAACAAAATGAACAAGTCGTCATTCGACGTACAAATTTCAAAGGTAACAAAATGATTCGCTGGATCGAGAACGTAAGTAAGGACGCTGTGCGTAATGGCCATCACTTTGATGCTGGTCCAAACGCCATGCTGATCCAAATTGGAGACCCAGCGTCTACGTTCCCTACACCAAAGTTCCCATTCAAAGTGGTGTCCCGTCACTTTGAGTTTCTCGATGCTGAGAACGATGGTTCATTCCCAGAAGAATGTCTCATCAGTGATGCAGACGCTCAGGAATTGGTGGACTTGCTCCAATACGCCATGGACAATTCAATGAATGTAGTTGTCCACTGCCATGCTGGAATCTGTCGAAGTGGTGCTGTGACTGAAGTGGCTACACTGATGGGCTTTACGGCTACTGAGCGCCTACGAATCCCGAACATGCTTGTCAAGCACAAGATGATGAAGGTTCTGGGCTTGACTTACGACTCCGATGAGCCATCCCAAGTGGTGAATGGCGTCGTAACCACTGGTGGTATCGTAGTGCCTGTAGGAGACTGGGAATGAAGTGGTACGATTATCTAAAGAGCACTAAGAGTGTAACAGCTGGGGAAGATCTGGCTGACTCTATTGCCCTTATTGTCGTCATGGCTTTAGTTTGTGTGGTTGTCTTCATGTAAATTTGACTTGCAGACGTATCTGGAATAAGATATATAAACAAAGAGTCTGGTAGTCAGACTCTAAAATGAATTCTTAGGAGCTAAGAAAATGAAATCAGGAATCTTCATCGGACGTTTTCAACCCGTCCATCAAGGACATGTCCACGCACTGGGCATTGCCGCTTCTCAAGTAGAGAAACTCTACATCCTCGTTGGTTCTGCGAATCAATGTCGATCAATCAAAAACCCTTGGACATTCCAAGAGCGTGTACAGATGTTGCGTAACAAATTGCGTAATGCTAACATCTCCAACTACGAAATTCTCCCACTAAACGACTATCGTTACTCAGATTCTCAATGGATGTCTGATGTGCGTGCCACTGTTGACCACTATGACATGGGTGTACCAACCTTGTTTGGCCACATGAAAGAAGGTAACAACTATCTCACATGGTTCCCAGACTGGCCATTCAAGAGCATTGAGTCACAGTACAACGTAAACGCTACCGCTGTTCGTCAACGAATGTTTGATCTGAAAGATCCAGACATGCCAGAAACTGTTCAGGCTGATTATGCATTCTATGAGAAAGAGAAGGTAACCTTTGCAAACTATCCATTCCCAGAAACCCTCAACTTCAACTGTTCCGATGCCATCCTTGAATGTCAAGGACACGTCCTTCTTATCCAACGGAAGTTTGCGCCTGGGGCAGGAGCTTGGGCTTTACCTGGCGGGTTCAGGAACAGGAACGAGTCCTTTTTGGACTGCGCTATCCGAGAACTGCAAGAAGAAACCAACGTAAGAGTACCAGAAAAAGTTCTGCGTGGCTCTATCGTAAAGACTGAATTGTTCGATGACCCAACTCGTTCATTTGGTATTCCCCGAAACACTATGGCTGTGTATATGAGAATCAACCCAAATCCTGATTTCTCGTTGCCACGTGCCAATGGTGCAGACGATGCTGCTTTGTGTAAGTGGGTGCCACTCACTGATGCACTGAATACAATTCAGATGTATGACGACCACAAAGACATCTTGTCAAAAGTAACTGGTGTTAACCCAATGCCAGCATTTTCAAAACTGTAAAGATTAGGAGCTAATCATGAAACTCGCAAAATCAATTATCTTGAACACCGACAGCTACAAAGTGAGTATGTTCAAACAATATCCTGCTGGCACAACTGGCGTTTATTCTTACATCGAATCTCGTGGTGGTCAATACGATCGCACACTGATGTTCGGTCTTCAAGCGTTTATTAAGGAGTATTTACTTGACCCCATCACACAAGCCGACATTGATGTTGCAGATGAGATTCTTACAGCCCACGGCGAGCCATTTAATCGTTCGGGGTGGCAATACATCCTTGATACGCACAAAGGCTACTTACCTCTCGTCATTCGTGCTGTACCTGAAGGCTCTGTGGTGCCTGTCTCGAATGTACTGGCGACTGTCGAAAACACAGACCCAGAATGTTTCTGGCTGACAACTTATCTGGAAACTGCATTGCTCCGTGCCGTATGGTATGGTACAACTGTGGCAACCCAGTCTTATACTATCAAGCAAGTGATTGCTGAATATTTGGAGAAAACTGGTGATCCATCTACTATTGATTTTAAGCTGCACGATTTTGGTGCTCGAGGTGTTAGCAGCATGGAGTCTGCTGGCATTGGTGGGGCGGCTCACCTCGTCAACTTTATGGGCTCTGATACTATCACTGGCGTCCTCTATGCTCGTGAGTATTACAACGGTGGCATTGCTGGTTTTAGTATCCCTGCAGCAGAGCACAGTACAATCACTTCTTGGGGTCGTGCTGGTGAAGTAGATGCATACCGTAACATGCTGAAGCAATTCGGTCGTGAAGGTTCTATCCTTGCTGTTGTGTCTGATAGCTATGACGTGTACAACGCTGCAGAGAAACTCTGGGGTGAAGAACTGCGTGACGAAGTTATCGCAAGTGGTGCCACTGTTGTGATTCGTCCTGACTCTGGTGACCCTGTTGTTGTGAACCGTAAGTTGATCGAGATCCTTGGTCAGAAGTTCGGTTACACTACCAACGCCAAAGGATTCAAAGTGTTGAACAACGTTCGCCTGATCCAAGGTGATGGTGTGAACGAATTGTCTATCCGTTCCATCCTTGGTGCCTTCATGGCAATGGGTTGGTCTGCTGATAACATTGCGTTCGGTATGGGTGGTGCATTGCTCCAGATCGTCAACCGAGACACACAACGAT